TCATACCTCCCTGCAATACCAAGACTGCGCATACAGAACACCATCGACCTCCTCCACGCCACTCAACGTGAAACCGAGCGTTGCCATGCTGGTCAGGCGAGCATCAAGAAGCGGCCGAAGCGGTGGCGCATCACCCGGCCAGGCACCATGCCGCAGAGATGCGGTGCTGGACGTTCTTTTCAGGATGTCCGACGGCGCGCTGGAGAAAATGATATCGCCCTTTACTGGCTCGGTACTGGCGATATCCTTTTTCGATCTGGCGACGCCGCGCTTTCTCATGGGCACAATCAGGAAATGCATTTCTTGCTCGATACTGGATAAAAAAACAGTATCCAGAATCAGCCTAATGATTTTCAACGGCGCGCTGATCGGCGGTCAGCGATTCACCTCCTTGACGTAAGCCTGGCATGCGGGCGACTAATGGAAAAATACTCAGTCCGCCCTAGCGAGCGAGTCTGGTACAGTCAGTGCCGAAAATTTCGCTGACAGGAAGTCGTACATGGCCAAACCAGCCGCACGTATTACCGATCCGACCAATTGTCCGGTGCCTGGACATGGCACCAAAGCCATCGCCTCCGGATCCTCTGACGTATTCTTCGACGGGCTTGGAGCCGCCCGCAAAGATGATACCTGCACCTGTGGCAGCGCCTTGATCTCGGGCGTATCGGCTACGGTTTTCATCAATGGGAAAAATGCTGCATTGGTTGACACTGTCGGTACCCACGGAGACGTCGTAATAGGGGGATCGGGTACGGTGATCATCGGCGATACGCATACCCCCGCACCTTTTATCCCACCCGTCCCTCTTTCTATTCAGAAAGCATACGGACAATCGTTCAGCATCACTGACAGCGAAACAGGCAATCCCTTAGCCTTCCGGGACTATGTCGCGACAATCAACGGTGTAGAGACAACAGGCATCACCGACGGCAGCGGCATCGCGCACATTAAGACGCCGACACAAGACGCTAAAATTTCGCTTCACATCAAGTTCAACGCTCCCGCCCGAACGCTTCACGAACTGTCGGAGGAACACTAATGACCGCCAAGTTTGCAACACAAGCGACTGCACAAGAGATAAAGCCTGGTGAATTCATGTGCCCGATCCCGATCACCGTGAACGACCGAGCCGCTACACGCGAGGCGATCATTAAAAAAGTCCAGTCGTTGGGTGCAACGTTCACTGAACGCTCCTCGTGGAAAGCGGTAAAAGGCAAGTCGGACATGGTCATGGATTGGGACTACACCATGATTGCCCTGCACCACGCTGGACGCAGTCATAGCTGCACTCCCGGCGCGGAACAGATGCAAGAGATCCAGCAAGGCCATCTGAGCCAAAACTATGACGACATCGGCTACCACTACGGGATTGACTGCACTGGGCAGATATTCGAAGGGCGAGACATTCGATTGCAAGGCTCAAGCGTTTTGAAATTTAATACTGGCTTGATCGGCATTGTTCTGTTGGAAAACCTGACAACACCGGAAGAAGGCGGCGACTGGGTTGCTAAAGGCCGCGTAGCCCTTGACCACATCGGCTACAGCACAACAAACGTGATACCAGCCGCTCAAATTGATGCGTTAATGCATTTGATTGAGGCGCTGAAAAGTGTCTTCATCATCAAGAACTTTGGTGGTCACAGGGAGTACCCTGGACAAGCTTCGGAAGGAAAAATCTGCCCTGGCAACATCGGGATGGAATTGGTCAGAAACATCAGAGCCAAAACCAAGCTGATGCCTCCACCAGCGCCGAAAGAATGAAAAAACTATTGGTCGCAGCAACGCTGGCGTTATTGGCTGTGCTCTATCTCGGCTACTACGAAGCTCTTGAAGATGGTGACATTGAGACGATTCTGTTCATCAAAAAACACCCAACCTTTCAAATGAAGTTCTACAACATCCACGCCAATGATGGAGAGATCAGGAAAGTCGAACGCCTCACGGAGGAGGAGCGAAAGTGGATCATCGACTACTGCAGGTATCGACTGGGAATCGAAACAGACCTGAGAACACAGGACGACGTTGAAACGTGCAGAAAGAAATAGTCAGCTTTAACTGCAAACGCGAAGGGCCATAAGGATGCAAGGAAGGCGGCAGGGCCGCCGGTTTTCACTTCGGTGTTGAAATTTCTTTGGCGTAGGCCTGACAGGCCGCAAGGGCGATTAGTCCTCGGTCGCCTTCATCGGTGATGGCGACAATTCGTTGAGCATGCGATGGGTCAAGTCGGGCGCGCGTTCCTCCATGAACCACGCCGCCGGCTTCGGTACCGGCTGGCACTGAGCTGCCACCGGCTGGATCCTCGGCAAGGAGGACTGACAGCCGCAAATCAGAAGTGGCAAGGCGATCGCGCAGGCGAGCCTGATTGGTTTGAGCATCGGTCAGTTCCTTGTAGTGGGTTTGTTCGCTGGCCGACAGGCGCTGCTCGAGGGCTAGGCGCTTGTCCTGATCGGCACGCACCTGAGCGGCAGCTGCATTGCTGATGGCGTCCAGGTCGTTCTGATGCAGGCCGGCCTGCTCAGAGAGCTGCTTGCCGTAGCGCCAGTCCTGGACCTGCCAGACCCCGCCGGCGGTGATCAGCAGCAGCGCCAGCACCCCGGCCAACTTCCACGCCGCGGGACTCATGGCACATCCTTGAAGAAGACGTGATGACCGAGCTTCAGCGTCTGTTTCGCTCCCACAGTCCAGGCTGGAGCCCTCGGCATGGTGGTCGCGTAGTAGTGCGTGGCGCCGCCGGTGGGATCAGGCGCGGCACCGGACATCACCAGGTCGGTAGCCTTCTGTGCTTGGGTGAACTGTCCGGCCGGGATTGGCTTCGCGCCGCTGAGGTAGGCGAAGTTCGGGTCGTTCTTGTTCCAGCAGCTGAACTGGTACGGCTTCTGGCACACACCGGCATAGCCCTCCCCCCACCACGACTTGGCCTTGCCGTCGTTCACGCGGTTGCGGATGGTCCAGGCCACGGCAATTTGGCCGGCCAGGCTTTCGCCTCGCGCCTCACCCCAAAGGGTTCGGGCGAGGATGTCGCGGTCTTTATCGGTTGCAGTCATCACTTTTCTCCAGGCAAAAAAATACCCGCTCGATGGCGGGTTGATTCATGTGAGGCCGGTTAAATCGTTTCGACGGTGCTGATTTCTGAATCAGTGACCATTACAGGCACCGCAGGCTCTGAAGGCCAAACAGGCGCAGTTGGCCATGTAGACTGTGCAGCGACTTTCCCCAGTCCGAATTTGTAAGCCTTCCATGCCTTCAGGCTGACAATCAAAGCAGACTGTTCGGCTTCATCCTCGGCTGTCGCTTCGCCGATGGCGATGCCGTAACCGAGCGTGTCAATGCGATCCTGAATCCGCAAGATCAACGCAGCCGCAGCCCCGTTGCGCCTTGCCAGCTCGGATTTCGCGCCGGCCAGCAGCGCGGCCTGGGCTGCGGCCTGCTTCATTTCTTTGGTGATGAGCTGAGCCCAATCAATGTTCATCGGTCACCTCCATTTCTTCCAGCAACGGCCCCGGGAGAACTACCTCGCCGTCGGGAACGCCCACCAGATCAAAAGGAAAAGCCTGATCGGGGCTGTAATTACGCGGGTTCGGAAGCAGCAGAGTCACTATCAGCTTGCCGTTTTCGTCGCGCTCTACGTCCTCGACGAACCATTGAGACCCGATTGCCGTAACCGGCAGCGTATCGCCGGTACCCATGCGGGAAAAATCGAACGCCTCACCGTTGATGATGAGGGTATCCCCGTTCTTTGTGAGCGCCAGGGTGTCGTCCCGGCGCTGAGGAGATAGTTTTATGATCATTAGAACCACCGACCGATTGCAGTGAGATAAACATCCTTGACGTTGCCTGCTGCCATAGAAATGCTCGACCATATACGCCATGTTGTAGCAGTGGTGGTTACCGTCCGATGGTAACAACCCATTACAGGCGCAGCATCGTTTCGAGCGACCGCCGAACTAATCATGGGCACAGCTATAAAGGTAGATGGAAAGTTCCAGGTTATTTCAGAGCCCGCTTGGAACATCGACCCCGTAGATGAAATTACCGCCTGAGGAGCGCCATCAGCTCGAAAGGTACAGATCATTGTGCCGTCAGCGAACTTCACGTACTCGCCGTTGCTGTTGGAGCCTCGCTCGATCACGGCACCTGTCGGAACACCACTGGCCTGAGACACGGTGCCCAGTACGTTGGTCTTTCCGTAGGCGCCGGCGGCTTGCAGTGCTGCGATCAATAAAGGCATCGAAGTGACGCCCGTCCCGCCCTGACCAAGGCTGAGCGCGGTGGTGAGCCCGCTCAGCGACGTGATGTCGCTGTTTGCACCCTTCGCCGCTTTCGCCGTGGCCTGGGCTTGGAGCTTGCCGAAGGCGGCCAAAATGGCGTCGGTGCCGACCACTGGCGTGGCATCGGTGATTACCAAGCCGGTCAATACGGTCGACCGAACACCCAGAGCGGTCATGTACTTGTTGGTCGCTCCCTCCGGGAGGCCATCGGCGTTCGTCAGATTCAGCGCGGCGCGGACCCCATCAGTGGTCGGCGTATTGCCCAGCACCGCGAGCACCCCACCGAACTGGTTGACCAGAGCCCGCAAGGCGTCCGCAGACTCTTTCACGTAGCCCTGCATTGGCGCCAGCGCGTATAGCCCACCGGCCGCAGTCACGCCTTGATAGACCGGCGCGATCGTCATCGCCGTGTCGCTCGCGATATTGGTGACCTCATACCACCCGCCGTCCGGCCCACGGAATGCATCACCGACTCGGCCGTTCGAAAGAAAAGCCGTGCTGGTACCGATAACCGCATTGGAATTTTGGGTGACAGAGACCGTTCCTGATTTGTACCAGGGCATTGAGTATCTCCAGATCTGAAAAGGTTCAGGCCAGCAATTTGGCGCAGAGGAAGGGGCGGTGGCCCTGATCGGTCCAGGCAGTGGTGGCGAGGCTGTACATCATGATTCGACTGTTGCCGTAGTCGACGCCGAGCGCACACCCACCGCCGGAGGCGTCATTGTGGCAGTTCATTGCAAACGGATTCAGGGAGATATATTCGCCGGCGCCAAGGGCCTTGTTGATGCCCCAGATGTACCGGCGCCCCACCGTCAGCACCTCGCTCCCGAGATACGTCCAGTTGCCGGCCGCGAAGGTGACAACAACTGCGGGGGCACCGCTGTCATAGACAAGCGCACCGTTCTGATCCCACAGCCGCATGCCGTACGCGGCGGTCCCCATTGATGCCCAGGCGGCCACAAAATACTGACCGCTCAACGTCGCGTTGACGTTTGACGCCTTCATGGTGAAGCCCGTCCAGTTCCCGGGGCCGCCGGTGAACCAGACCGAAATCGGCACCTGAATACCACCTGACGAGTCGGGCCGGATGAACACCAGAGGAGGATCCTGACTCGTTACCGCCCGAGCAAACGTGCCGCTGGCATTGGTGCTGCCGGAGTACGACCCCTTGGTCAACACGCAGAGCCGCGGGGCCTCGGCGTCGATCTGCACAAACGAATTGTCGTTGATGCTCTGAAAGCCATACGTCATGTCGAATACCTGATGGCGTAGCCCTTGGCGACGATCCTTGTCTGGCCGGTCGAAGCCCCGGCTGAGGGGTTTTTCGGGCGCAGAACCACCTGCCCGGAGGACGTGGTGACGTACGGATAGGACTTGGAGTTTCCGAGCCCGTCGTTCTCCGCCGCCTGCACGTCCTGCGACCTGGTAGGGATGATCATGAACACGCAGTTGGCCGGGTTGAAGCCGGGAATATTCAGTGTGTAGCTCGGAGTGGTGCCGCTGAAATCAATCACGCCCTGCCAGATCACCTGATAGGTGAAGGAGTTGGTGTCCATGGCGAGTTGGCCATTCTCGTCAAAGACACGCAGTCCAAATAAAGCCATTTATCACCCCAGATAGCCGAGACGGACACGCAGCGTGTTGTTGCTGTCGTAGACCGAGACGTTCAGCGCGTTGATCACCAGCCGCCCCTGTCCGGGCACGATACCGTTGATCTCGAGCGTTCCGTCCTTGTTGAGAATCCAGCCTTGTTGACCGGCGATGTAGTTGGTCGAACTGATGTAACTGCCGATCTTGGCGTTGGTGATCGTGCCGTCGGCGATGAACGCCGAGTTGATGAACACCTGGCCACCCTGCACCGCAAACGGAACCGAAATGGCGCCGCCGGCAATGGTGTTGACGATGGCGAACCGATCGGCGCTCACCAGAAACTGGCTTTGCAGGCCGGCACCGGTGTTCTCGATGCCGAGGCCGATACCGGCCGCAACATATTGTCCGTTCGCTGTGACCTGCATCTTTACCGACCACATGGTGGACAACTTGCCGTTGGTGTCGGCAAAGGCAGTTGAGGTCTCTTGAATGGCGGCGGTGTTCTCGCCAACCTTCACATTCACCTGAGTGATCGCCGTAGCAGTGGTTTCCTTTTCGGTAGCTACTACCTGCCGCAGGTCCGTGACGTTGGCCTCGTTTTCCCCCACGGCGGCGGTAAGGGTAGTGATCTTTTGCGCGCTGGCCAGGTTCTCCGAAGCCCTTACTTTCTCTTCGGTGGCGATCGCCGCCGTGCTCCCCCACTCCTTCAGCGCACCATCCAAATCGCCTTGCCCATCCTCATCACGCCAAGAGGCGCGTAATGCCTGGAATGCAGTTGCCTGAGCCGTGACCACCCCATCGAGCTCTGTGATGCTGGTCGTGTTGGTCGCAACCTGCTGCGCCAATCCACTCACTGACTCGATCGTCTGACCTACGTCCTGCCAGTAAGCGCCGTTTGGTGGCGGTGTGTTGATCGGAACGTTGCCCATCGCCTGATAGATGCGTTTGCCGGACACCACCAAATCACCGTCAACATAAGTCGCGTCAGGGTCATATCCACTGAGCCCGTCGAGCGCATCAATCTGCGCCTGAAGGCTTGGGATCTTGTTGATTTCGTCCAGCAGATCCTGACCCAGCTCCGTCTCGCCGATCTGACCAGCAATCATCTCCAAGATTGCCGCGGCATCCGAGCTCGATTGCCCCTGCACGCCGATGCCCACCGGATACCACGGACCGATATTGCCGATCCGGTCCACCAGGCGCGCCCAAAAATAGAACGTCACGCCTGCGCGCAAGCCCAGCATCGAGAAGTCGCTTTGCGGGTATGACAGGTCAGTCAGCTTCGTGGCCATTTCCAGGCTGGTGGTCGGGCTGTGCCAGATCTCCGTGCGCTGGGTGTCCTCGGCGCCGGCCGGGAAGCCCCACTTCAGGTAGATGCCGAACAGCAGCGGCGTGGCCGTCAGGTACGACACCGCAGGCGGCAGCCCCTCTTTACCCTTGAGCTGGGTGAGCATCGAGTTGCGCCAGATCGACGAGATATCGAAGGCGCTCACCGCGCGCACGCGGGCCACGTAGGCGCCGGCATAGATACCGACCACGTCGACGCTGGTCATCCCGGTGCGCTGCAGTTTGATCCAGTTGCCGCTGTCCTTGCGCCATTCCACGTCATAGGCAACGGCGCCGTTCACCGCTGGCCAGGTGATAGTCATAGTGGCGACGGCAATGCCCTGCGAGACAATCGAGTTGGATGAAACGGTGACGCTGGTCGGTGCCGGAACGACGGTGATTGGAATCACGCTGATGGGACGCTCTTCCAGACGCGCACCCGTGTCGATGTAGGCGAACTTGCTCGGCTCGTACTGCAGGGCGCTGATTTCGAAGTCGCCCTCAAGCGTGCGCTTGGTTCGTAGCACCCGATACAGCGGGATCGCCAGGTCATCGGCATCGAGCGCCCATTGCAGTTGCGCGATCGGCGGCTCGCTGTAGTTGGTGGTTACTGTCACGGCTCGGCCGTTGACGCTCTGTACGGTGCGCCCTTCGGCCCGTCCGCCCGGCAGGTTGATGATCAGCCGGTCACCGGCCTTGGCCTGCGTGTCGCGGTCAAGTGTCACAACGCGCCCGGACGCCGACGAGATACGACCGCCGACCTCCCGCCCCGCCAGCAGCGAGTCGGCCACCGGGATGATGTGGCCCGGCAGCGGGATAACGCCCTCCATGCCGGTCTTGAACGACACGGTGCGGTCCTGATTGTTGCTGAGGATCGCCCACTTGCCGCGCCGCTGGGCCTCGGACGCACGGGTGCAGCCAATGGCACTCAACTCGGTTGGACGATCGCCGTAACGCCGTTGCAGGTTCAGGTCAGCGAACGGAATGACGTCGGTGTCGTAGTTGTTCGCCGGGTTGTCGTAGCTGACCAGGGCGCGGGTGTAGCGGGTCTTCGCCGAGGCACTACCATAGGAAAACTTCCCCTCGATGACGTTGGCCCGGGTAAACACGTAGTCGAAGTCCTGTGCGCGCGGCATGTCGGCCTGCATCACCAGTTGGCCCTGCGCCCAGTAGGTCATGCCTCGGTAAATGCCGGCGATATCGCGCAGCAGCGACCAGGCATCAGCCTTGCCCTGAAGGTTCATGTCGCACAGGAAGCGCGGTTCGGTACCGCCGAGGCCGTTCGGCACCAACTGATCGCAGTACTGCGAAATCCGGTACAGCTCCCACTTGTCGACCATGAACGACTTGATGCGTTTACCCAGGCCGAAACGATCCTCGGTGCACACGCCGTAAGTGATCCAGGCCGGGTTATTGGTCCAGGCCTGCTTCATGCTGCCATCCCACGTCCCGGTGTAGGTGCGTGCGATCGGGTCGTAGTTGCTGGGAACCTGCCAGCGGCGCGCCCGGCATTTCACGGTGACGGCGGGGATGTTGGTGAACTGCTCGGCGTCGAACTCGATGTAGAGCAGTGCGGTGTTCGGATAGCGCAGCTTGGCGTCGATCACCTCGGTGTAACCGGCGATCAGCATCGTGTCGGCGATCTTGTTGCTGTTCTGGTTCGGTGTAAGGCGGCGGACGCGGATCTGCCAGCCGGTGGTGGCGTCCGGCAGATCGATCCGGCGGGAGCGCTCGTAGCGGGTGGTGGTCTTGCCGTCCACGGCGTCGACCGCCACCTGTTGATAGGCGCCGCCGTCGGTGGCCACGTCGATGGCGTACTCGATGCGGTAGCCAACGATGTTGCCTTCATCATCCTGACGTTGCAGGGCTGCCCAGGCGAAACGCACGCGCACGGCCGACAGCTGAATATTGGTGATTGAGCGCACCCACGGGGAGTCGCTGCGCAGCTCGACGTTCAGCGAGGTTTCGTTTTCAACCGAAGGAATGCCGGGGATATAGGCCTGGTCCACGGAACCCGGGCGCCAGTCCCACTTCACGTTCGGGAAGTTGTAGTTGCCGCTCGCGTCCCGGATCGGGGTGTTGTCGAGGTAGATGTCGTAGTCGCTCGGGGTTTCGTCGAACTCGCCCTCGCCCACGGCGATCAGCAGCTTGGCCAAGTTGGTCGAGCGCAGGCTGTCGCTGGCCTCGGTCGGCGACTTGGGCTTGCTGCTACCGCCCTTCTCGCCGTGGATGTCGATCTTCTGTGCTGCGCCCATGCTTTCCTCCAGGCGAAAAAAAACCGCCTCATGGGCGGCCTGCTTGCTGCGTCCTGCTTACACTTTGTCTTCGGCGTAGATCGAGGCGGAAATGATCATGCCGCCCCATCGGCGCTCGCCGATGCAGATCGGTACCGGGTTGCCGCTCGCAGTGGTGTTCTTGGCGCTGCCGAAGGCGTACGACGGTGCGTTCTCGGGGGATGAACTCTGCGACAAGCCGCCCTGCTGGGGGCTGAGCATCTGGATCACGCCGCCGGCGACACTGGCCGTACCGGCCGCATACAGAAAAGGGGATGCCGCTGCGAATGGGGTGAACGAAAGCACGTAAGCGGCGGCAATCATTATCGTGCCGATGATCGTCTGCAAGCCGCCGGCGCGTTTACTGCCCTCGATCACCGGCACAATACGGATCTCTCTTGTGCCGCCGAGATCGAATCCATCCATACCGACATTCTTGCGGTTGCGAAAGATCGCGAACTTCAAACCCAGACGCTCTAGGCGCTTTATTTCTTCGGCGAATCCCTCGATCGTCGCGTTGAGCGCGCGGAACACCTCAACAGCCGAGCCGCCATCCAAGAGGTATGGCTTACTGCGAAAGAACTTTTTCGCCAATGAGCCTGAGAGCATAACTTTCGTCGCGGGGGTGTAGGTGATTGCTGAGCACATGCCATTCTCCAGGCGATAAAAAAACCGCCCGGAGGCGGTCATGTTCAAAGCGTTGTGGGAAGAATGTCTATCTGCCCATCACCGCCGGTGAAAACTCGGTATTTCTTAACTGCACCATCTTTTACGGTTGCTTCTCGTTCTACGCGCTCTGCGCCCATCGAACAGATACCAGAACCTGTATAAGCAGCACCCACCGAAACCGTATCGGGCGGCAAGTAGAACGATGCTTTTTGACCAGCATCAAGCCTTGCGACCTGTTTGCCATCAATAAATACAGCCATTGAACACAGGCTGCCCGTATGACCGGAATCCCGAATCACTTGAAGCACGCCAAACGCCCCTGAAGGCTTTTTCTGGTAAGCGCTCAATTGGTTTGGCGGAGCCTGCGCTGCTTCGCTTGATGGCGTGGGCGATGTGGCACAGCCAGCCAGCAAAACTATAAATGCTCCAGCAAGCGATAGTTTTTCAAATTTACTCATCGTCATCCTCGTCATAGCCGGGCTCGCATTCAGTTTCCATGATTCTCACCAGCCCGCCAAACCCGCCAACTTTTTCAATGTAGGCATCAAAAAAATGCCCGTCTGAGCCGCACATAATTTTCATTCCGTCGAGAAGCCCCATCTTCTCGCGGTAGCTGCATTTAGTCGCGCCTATGACCTTCGCCATCAGCAAAAACCGTAGATAATCCCCGCCATTTACTGGTATCGATCCAATGTCAGAGGACATCAACTGCCATTCTTTGTCCTCTACTTGATGCTTGTTAATGCCCACCCAGCCGCCCTGCCACGGCTCATCAACAAAAATTGGCAGCATCCCTTCGGGTATGCACTCGATTCGCCCATGTTGCTGCAGCACATGAAGTCGATTGTTTTGCCAGGGCATTGCGATGAATTTATAGCCAACCAAACCATCGGAAGGTGGCAGCATGCTTTTGTAAGGCAGTCTGTAGTAGCGCGCCACAAACGGAGAAACAGTTTCGACAATGTGGACTCTTTTACCGTCCTTCCCGAGCGCCCCTGAATCGCGGACATTAATAACAATCTGCTCAGGTCCATCCCACGCGACTGCCCCAAGACTATCAGGGGCGAATAGCGAGCGCAGATAATGCTCATCCTCGCCTGCGAACCTCATCGCCGACCGCAAATACAGCATCGCCCCGCCCTTGGTGACGTGCACCAAAGAAGATGCGCCATGTTCTGCTATGGTCGCCTCTATGGCCTTTTTGTCCTCTGCGGTCAGCCTGTAGCAATCGCGATCGGTAGGGTTTACCGAGTCCTGGGGGTTAAGTAGGTAGGGCTGAACAAGCTCCAATATGCTCACATCAAGAACGTCCCTGATCAAAGATCGAAGACTTTAGCACCTGTTGCGATGGCGCAGCACCAGGCGCGTGCGCTGGAGCCAAGGACCACCGAACACGATGACCTCCGACGGCCTGCCGTACAGGTGGTGCAGCAGAAATGGCCCGGGGCCGAAGGTCGCGGCATCTTCACCGGGCAACGCCGGATCGGCGCCGAGAAATATCCCGGCATGGTTCGGGTGTACCGTCCGCCCCACTTCCATCACGATCATGTCGCCATGCTGTGGTTGATCGACCCGGTAGAAGCCGGCAGCCTCAAAATTCGCCTCGTAAAGGCTGGTGTTGTCGGCATTCTCCCACCAACCATCGGCGCGCTTAAAGGCTTCGAACTCAATCCCCCATTCGCGCTTGTACCAGTCAGCACAGACCTGCCAGCAGTCCCAGGCGCCGTGTACGAACGGGCGCTTGAGCAGCGGCGTCTCGCCGGAAGGCATGACCGTGCGCAAATCGCCCTCCGGCCAGCTGATGACATGCCACGGCATCGCGGTCGCTTCGCACATGGCCAGGTCACGCGGTGAAGGTCGGCTGGTGGCGTCCGGGTGCGAGTGGACGATGCCGATCACTTCTCCGATGTCTTCGGCCGTAGCGTAGTCTTCAGGGTCAATCCGGAATTCCTCGTTCGGTTCGAATGCGATGTTTCGGCATGGGTAATACTGTTGCTTTCGCCCAATACCCAGCAGCAGACCGCAGCACTCTTTCGGGTACTCGGCGGCCGCGTGGGCCTGGATCGCGCTCAAGATGTGCTTGCGCATGGTCAGCTCCGTGCAATCAAACTCACTGCGGGAAATCCACCGAACGGGTAAGCATTGCCCTCGCCGAAGCGCGGAATACACCCCCGGCCCAGCGTGGCGTCGCATTCGTCCAGTTCGGGGTTGTCGGTCGACACGCCGTCCTTCGTGACATAGCCGCCGGTGTAGCCGCAGTTCGGCCCCCGATAACCGCCGGTGAGGCACCAGTGGCACAGGGTCGTGGCCTGACGCCCGATGGATTCGCCGCCGACGTCGCCCGGGCTGGCAAGCTCCCAACTGACCGTCTCCCCGTCCTCATTCGTCTTCTGGTCGATGTACCAGACCTCGATCGTCTCTTGGGTTGGGTCCGCTGTTGCATTGCCGGTCGGAAAGTTCACTGCATCCAAGTACGCGCCCAAGGTGTGACGCATCGTCAGCTTGAACTCAAGCAGATCGTCGAAGGCCAGGCACAGCGCAGTGATACGCCCATTGACGTTGCCAACCGACAGCGATGGGCGTACTGCCGTGCCGTCGCCGTTCGCCTCGATACCTTCGATCTGCATTGGCCAGGCGCCGTACTCATTTCCCTGGAACCAGATCGCTTTCGCGGGGAGTTGATCAGCATCGGCGCCGGCGGCGATAAGCTCGGCAGGCGTGTGCGGAATGGCGTGCCCGTGAAAGCGCAGCACGTCGGCCCCATAATCCGAGCCGTCCAATTCGAAGAGCAGCACTTCGCTGCCAGGCTCAAGAACCTGGATGTCACTGATCAGTGGCATGGTTGTCCCTTATGGTTGGAAGGCACGGTCAAAAGTGGCCGTAAGTTTGAAAACGGTCCCGCCCATAGGGGTGGGAACCGGTTTTTTGCAGGTGAACAAGCCGAGTTCGCCGAGTGGCGTGGTCCAGAGAAACGCCTTGGCGCCGGCGTGCCTGTCAAAGAACGCCATAATTTCCAGTACCTTGGCCTTTGGCCCGGTATAGGAGATTGGGTAGGAATCCACTTTGTTGTTCGGCCCGTCGCCAGATTCTTGCTTGTAGCCATCACCAAACTGCGCGGTGCGCACTCGATAGGTGATATCGGGTGCGTCTCCGTTTTGCGTTGGCCAGGTGAAGCGCTCGATTGCCATGGCTATCTCCCGTTTATCCTCTTCCAAATTTCGCCGCCCGGCTGAATCTCCTTGGCGATTGCTCGGTCAACCACTGCCTGCGCTATTTGCTGCACGCCTTTCCCGAGGTCGGCCGAGGCCTGCTGGTTGTTTGTGGGCGACTCCGAGCCGCTCGTTTGCACGGACACCGCAACGGGAAAGTTGTACGTGTCGCCGCCGCTGCCGCCGCCATTACTGATCGCTGCAACGCCAGGTCCCGCACCGGAAGTCAGCGGTGTCACGCTGCCGCCATTCGCGCCGGTCATGAGGAAGGACTTGCCGCCCTCGTTGTACAGCTCCGGCCCCAGTTCGTTGACTTCGTACAGCGAGTTTGGGGCGACAGGTCCGCCGGCCGCCCGGTACCCGGAGAAGTCGACACTGGTGTATCCGGCCTGTGATGCTCCAAGGTTCGAAGAGGTCGCACCGGCAGAGCCAGAGGCCAGCCCGTTACCAGTACCACTGCCGACGAAGTAGCTGGTTGCAGCCCCCACCAAGCTGCCCAGCAATGCCGAACTGGCTTGCCGAGTAGCGATGCGCGCCATATCGGCCAGAATCGATTTCGCAAAGTCCCCAAACGATGCCTTCCCGGTCAGGGCGAAGTTGACGATCGAGTCTTCCATCGAGCTGAAGGCGTTGGTAAACAGGTTTCGAGTTTGGCCGGCAATGTCTCGCGCCGAATCCAGGTAGTTGGCCCAGGCCGATGTCGCGCCCTTGGTCCAGTCACCCTGCGCCGCTTCAACATCGGCATAGTTCTGCCGGATCTGGTCGGTCGCGGCCTTGTTCGCGTCTGCGAGGGCTTGTGACTTCTGCTTGAACTCTTCCGGGTCCATGTTTCTGGATGGATCGGAGCGCTGGTTTTCCAGTTCCAAGGACTGTTGCGCGAATCGGTCTTGCTGACTGTTCAGCTCGCCCGACAGCGCGTTCTGCCGATCGCCTTGACCGACGCCATTCACCGCGCGCTGACCTGCAAGCGCCAGAGCCTTCTGTTGCTGGCCGAGCGCGGCAACGTACTGATCAATCGCGTACCGCTGCTTGTCGAGCCTTCCCTTCTCGGCAGTGGCCAGCACCTCCTGTTGGCTGTCGGCATCCTTCTGCGCCTTGACCATGGCTGTGCGTGCATCAGCGATCTTCTGGTCCAGTTGAATGCGTTGCGCAGCCGTGGTGCTGGACTTGTTCTTAACGGCCTCCAGTGCCGCGATCTCGGCTTCGTACGCTGCTGTGACTTCGTCCCGCTCGTTGCCGATCAGTCCGTCACGCTTTTGCGCGTACTCCGCCTGGGAGATAAGTCCGGCCTTCTGCTCGGCATCCAGCTTTTTCTGGGCGTTGCTGTACTCAGCCAGAATTGCCGTGAGCTGATTTTTGGCATCGTTGAAACCGGTCAGGTCGACGCTGCCCGCTGCTACGGCTGGGTCCTTGTTCTTGTCCTTGATGTTTTGGATCGTCTTGGCCACGTAATCGGGCTTAACGAGCGGGCTATCCGGGTTTGCCTTGCGGAGATCGTCGACAGACCGCTGGTACTCCTTGATGAGCTTGTTGCGCTTCTCAGAATTAGTGAGGTTTGAATCACTGATCGCCTTGAGCTTCCGCTCAGCCTCAATCCCTTCCTGATGAATCCGCGCCTGATCGCTGTCGAACTTCGCATTGTCCTTCTGGGCCACCTGCTTGTCTTGCAGCAGGTTCAACTCATCCTGCAGGGCCTCCATTCGCTGCTTCGCATCACCATCCTCATAACCTGTCCCCAAGGTTGATTGGAGGTAGGCCAGCTTCTGGGTGATTTCGGTGATGCGCAGCAGCTCATCCTGATCACGACCGACGTTTTTCAGCGCATCCAGCGTCTTGGCGGTTTCACCTCGAATCGCGAGCCATGCTCTTTCAACAAGCCCAAGGTTCTGAATGATCTCGCCAGCGCGCCCCTTCACTGCATCTGCATAACTGTCGGTCAGCAGCTTCGATGCTCCGATCTCATCACCCTGTTCTTTCAGGGCTACGATCTGTGCATACACCGAGGCGGTCAGGAAGTGATATTGATCGTTCAGCGACTTCGCCGCGGCAACCGGGTCATCCGCAATCTTGACGAACTCCGCCACCGTCGCGTCGACAGACTTGCCGGTGGCCTTCTCCATTGCCAGGGCTGCTTCGGAAATCTCAACGAAACTCCCGCTGGCCATCTTTCCGTTGCCCGCCAGGGTCGCCAGCACTTCCGCTGCCGCACCGGTCGTTCCCACCGTCGCACTGATCTGCCGCGCCATTTCGGCGAGCTCACCAGCATTGGTGCCAGCGTAGTTGCCGGTCAGAATCAGGGATTTGTTGTACTCCTGAGCCTCCTTGCTGCCTTGGTAATAGGCATTGGTGAGCACGGCAAGTGCGCCCGCAGCCAAGGCTATCGGTGCGGCAATTGCCGCAAATCCGATGGCAGCGCTGCCGGCGCCGGCACCCAACTGAGCCACGGCGCGCACACCGCTACCCCAATCACCCGAGGACAGAGCATTGCCGAGCTGAACGACGTTTTCCTGCGCCTGGCGGGTGCCGAGCTTCAGCTTGTCGAACGCGCCAGTCACTTCGGTCACGCCAGCGCGGTCCTTGCCGATCTTTGCCAGCCTATCTGCGTAAGCCGCGGCGTCGATTCCGCCGGCTTTGTGCAAGTCGTTAAGCGCCTTTTCCTGCGCCTCCAGCTTGGCGAGCTTCGCGACCACCGGGTCAATGCCGTTGACTGTGCGCTTCAGCGCTTCAATCTGGCGGTTCTCGGCATCAATCAGACGTTGTTTCTGCGCAAGTTCCTTGGCTTCAGCCTTCTCAATTCGGTCAAAGGACTTGCCGAGCCGATCCTGATAAGCCTCCTGCTGCTCAATCGTGACCAGTCCACCCTTGCGAGCACGCTCCAGCAACCCTTCAGCCTGGACCAAAGATTCCATGCTGGAGATGTTGCCGGACATTGCCTTGTCGAGCTGGCTGATGATGGCGATTTCGCTGGTAGCGCTTGCGCCTGATTTCCGTCTTGCCTCGGCCTGACGCTGTGTGGCGCCAGTCGATTTGTCGATCTCCTGAGCAACTTCTTTTTCGGCCTGAACAATCTTCTTGCCGGTGTCGGCGAGTTGGGAGCCAGTTTTGCCGAGATCGTCGATTGCCTTTTCGGCATCCACCGCCGAATCAACCAGTTTGTCCAAATCATCAGCAGCCTTGACCGCCGACGACGAATTGACCTCGATGCCCAGGGACGCGAAGTTGGTGCTCATTTACTGTCCCTCTGCTCCGCCATCACCCGCAGGGCTTCGGCTTCCATGATGCGGATATCTGGAAAAATGTCGGTGTCCTGGGCCCGGGTTAAACCGAGGAAGCCAGCGACATCGCGAATTGACGTGTAATCCAGACCGGTAGCGCCGCACGCCCCTGTACGCCACTGGGTGCTCATTGCCTCGAAGACCTGGAACGCCTGCCAGGTATCCGGCCAGACCTCACAGATTTCCTCGGGCAAATCCCGGAGAGAAAGCCCGAAGGCCGCCAGCGATTCAGCTGATGGCCCGGGTTCGTACAGCTTGCGTGCGACGCTTAGGAGTTTCCCAAGCGCGCCTTGCTGAACGCATCGGAGTAAGCACCCAGCACCGCGCTTGGTGTGGCACTGATTGAGCTGACCAGGATGCGGAGGTTTTCGTCGTTGAACTCTTCGTCGACATCCCAGCCAGCCACGATTGCCTTGAGCTGCTCCACCTGGAGATCGATCAGCAAGGTGGTGAACTGCTTCAGTCCCACCTCTTCCGATTTCAGCCCCAGCGCCTTATGTCGCTCGCCCCAGTCGGCATAGAGATCAGCCAACTCGGTTCGGTCGCGATATTTGAACTCGAATCCCACCTTCACGGGCTCGCCACCAACCGTAGGAAGCATGACGTCGGCCTTGAAGGTGGGGTTCTGGATAAGCGTGAACTTTGCCATGAGCCCTCCTTACGCCGCGGCGCTGTAACGAGTTGGGCGACCGGTCAGCGCGATGCTGATGACGCGGGTCATCAGGTTGTTGCGCGACATGGTCGGGGTCGACGTGATCGAAACGTAGCCGTTGTAGATAATGCTGCTACCGCCCGGGAGGTTGAGGCGAAGGACTCGCACTTGCTTGTCGTCGTCAGCAGCCTCGCAGACATCGACATAGGGCTTGGATGGGTCATCCGCCACGGTGATGTTCAGCGTGATCGGGTTCTTGGTGGTCGGCATCTGGCGATCGTCATCGTCAGCCAGGAAGCCATAGGTCAGGAACTGCTGGTCGCCGCCGCTGGATGCCAGTTCGGTAATCTGGGAGATCTCGACGAAGGATGTGATCTCGCGCACAGAGCCAATGCCGGAGCCGGCCGGGTACTGCTGAACGTTGGTGGTGTTGATGCCACCCAACGCAAAGGTGCCACTGGCGATATCTGCAACCCGAACAGCCCGGCCATCCAATCGTGTCCAGCCGGAATTGACTGCGATGATGTCGCCTTCGGCCAGGCCGTGGGCAGCAGCCGTGGCCACTGCTGGGTTCGCGTTGGTCAGTGCAGTGAATGGGATTGCCGTGCCGTAGACGGAAGCAATTTCGAAAGTCGCGCCGTTAGGCATTTGAATGCCAGCCATTGGTGTTTCCTCTTTTCAGAAATGACAAAACCCGCTCGATGGCGGGTTCTGGGTTTGCCCAATGGGCGGATTAGTTGGTGTCGGCTCGATACTGGAAGGAAACCGGCACGGTGAAGGTCGTGTCGTCTGGAATGCCGGGGCCTGGGTCGACCGGTGTCATGGTCACCACCGTCAATGCCCCCTTCGTGTTCCGTTCGTACAGGGGGAACTGCGCGGCGATCTGGTCAACCAGTGCACCGGCCGCACCGCGATACTTGCCCGAGGGCGTCACGATGCTGACCTGAAACACGCCGGTGTATAGCTTGTGGTCGCCGCCAAGGGTGTTGCTCGCGGTATCACCTGGCAGCGTGAACGCCTTAAGGTAGGTGGTGCCATCCACGGGCGTGTAAGCCTCGTTCTCGACGACCACCTTCAGCGGAACGGGCAAGGCTTTCGCCCAGGCGATCAGCTTGGCCTCGTATATCGAGGCGATGATGTGGTGGCTCATACCTGGTTGTTCCTGATGGCTTCATCGACGATCTGTTGAAAGCGGGCCAGAGTAATGCGGACCATTCCGCCGGGCGCTTGCTTGGAGTGTCCGTATTCCAGTGGTACCGCATAAGGCAGGTTGTTCACGATGTATGCAGTCTGGCCGATGGTCAGCGCCTGTACCTGGGTCATGAGCACCGCAACCGACACGTTGCCCGATGGGTCGATCTGATCAAGCACGCCGTCGGCCGGAGTATCGATAGTGAACTGCCAGTTGCCCCGGAACCGCCCGCCGACGTAGTCCTTGCCCGCGACCAAGCCGTTCACGTTGTAGTTCTGGTCACGCTCGGTCTTGGTCAGGGGTTTCGCATACTTCACGCCGCGCTTCAGCTTGCCGGCCTTGGTGAAGTTGCTGTCGGTCAAGTTGATGACCGTATTGCGCACGGCCACTTTGAAGTCATAGTCATCAGCCGCCGCGGTATTGGCCTGTCGATGTGCGACGTTGGCCGCCCAGATCTCGGGATTGCCCACCGGTGACATGCGAATAACGCTGCTGCCGATCTCGATCACGATTTCGCGGAAGGTGGCGTCGAGCCCGGACTTGGCCTGCTCGGCAAACTGGCGGATGTTCTCGGCGAAGCTGCCGTTGAGATCCGCATACTTGCTCATGATCGAACCTGCAGCTCGTACAGGATCGGCGTGCCGGCCGGGTTGATCTCTTTCAACGGTGGAACGATTGACCAGGTGCGGCCTTGAACGATGACCTTGCTCAGCAGGCTGGGCACCCACGCCAACCCCTGTGCGGCGATTTTGAGCTTCTTGTCGCCCTGCTTGATGAGGCTGTTGTTCTGGAATTCTTGGCCGGTGAAGTCGAGCAGGATGCCTTGGGCGGTCTGCTCGATGACGGTGTCGGATGGTGCGGTACCGGTTTCCGGGTCGTACTCGCCGACGGTGGTCGCGCGAATGATCACGGGCTGGCCGAACTCTGTGATCATCTCCAGAGCCATCACGGCCATTTCGTCGTAGAAGGCCATGGTGGCTCCAGATGTGAAAAGCCCAGCGCGGTGGTTGGGCTCTTTGTGGTCATTTTTCGGGAAGTTGTTCGTGAGTAATCGCCTGATATCTAGCCTTAAACAGCTTGGTCATTTGATCCGCATAATCTGCCGCAGCATCCGCGGCAGCTTTGTCGGAAACCATCCCCGTCCTTCCTGCCAAATAACCAGAGAGAGCTTGGCCTGCAAAGTACTTCCATGCTTCGACTTCAGACATAGGTTGGTGCTCCATTTTTGATTGAGCCCCAAACTAGCACTACGCACGAATGGCGAACAGGCCTCGCTTCTTCAGATAATCGGCAAACTGGGTAGCGCTCGGCCGATCCGGTGCCGCCGGCAACAGTCGTCCGCTGGTGTTGGAAATCGTCGCGTACTCGCGAGTTACCGCACCTTCGACACGCTCCAGCGTTACCGCACCTTTGCGCTTGTCTATCGGGTCGATGTCGTCGGTGTGAATCTCAGCGGCCAAGGCCATCTGGCCGTACTGGATGCGCGCCGGCAGGTAATTGTCGGGCTTGATCTGGCAGTCCAGTTCAACGCCGCGGCGCGGCCAGGCCAACGCCTGATTGCTATCCATCTTGCGTCCCTTCCAGGTCATGCCATCCATCGCCAAGGCTGACCGGCGAAGCAGTGCTTCTTGCGCAGGCTCATCAGCAGGGATGGTCACGCCGAACTTTACGGCATACATAACCAGGTCTTCGGCACTCGCGTAGCTTTCCGCGTCTGACTTGCCGGTACCGTCCTCGATAATCAGAGTCATGAATCAGCTCGCTATATGTTTTGGAAGCAGGGCTTCGGATATCCCGAGGCCCGAATCATTAGGCCTTTGGCAAATCAGCGACCGCCTTTTCCAGCGATTCTACCGAAGCATTCGCCCGGTAGGGCACGTTGGCCGCATCAAGCTTTGCCTTGAGGCTGGCGACCTTGTCCGCATCATCACCTGACTGGACTGCGGCTGCCTTGAGGTTCGCAACCTCGGTGTGCAGCCGTTCAACTTCAGCAGCCAATCCGTCACGCTCGGTCGTGAGGCTTGCGAGGCCTTCATTCAGGCTGAGCATCGCGTGAAACAGGCGAATTGGAAGTTCACCGGCGCCAGGGTGTTCCAGCGGGGCCAGTCCTTCTGCGGACACGACCAAACCCAGGATGCCGTCGCGCTCGGCGCGCAGGTTGCCGTTTTCTTCTTCCAAACGGGCATTGGTTTCGCCGGCAACCGAATCAGTTGTTTGGCTGAGACTTTGCGTCAAAGGCTTCGATACCGAAACCTCAACGCCGGCTGCCTCATAGGCCTCGACCACCTTCGGCCAATCGCCAATTACCACAGCATGGGTCACGCCCGCTTCTGGCCGGTCAAAGTGCGCAGGATTGCGATAGCGCTTGTCCGGATCGAAATCCGTTTTCTGCGAAGAGTAAGTCAGTTCCATGGAGTTCTCCAAAGTGGCCCGCGCTGGGCCACTTGATGGGCGCGCGGATTAAGGCGCGGACAGATCGATCAGGACGCCAGCGGTAACCTTGTCGCTGGTCGCGTACTTGGTCCAGTTGGCACCGGCACCGATTGCAGCCAGGTTCGGGTTCACACCGCCGGTGGAGTCCTTCCAGCTGTAGCCCAGCAGGTCCAGGTTGAAGGTGCCCTCGGCGCGGAAGCCCATCGCCAAGTTTTCCTGGTTGTCGATGTTGTACGAACGGAATCCCGGAGCTTGGGACTCGGTGATTTTGATCGCGCCCGCTTGCAGGCCGAAGATGGTTTCCGCAGGGATGGTGTCCGATACCAAGACCGGCTTGCCCATGGTGCCCGGCTGGCCACCGTAAATGACCACACCGGCTTCTTCGTAGACCTTCTCAGTGATGGCCTGATCGACCATATCGAAGTAGGTCGCCGAATCCATAGTCCACAATGCGATGCGGCCGAAGCGGTCACCGAACTTTCGCATGCCCTTGGTCAGCGCCTTCTTGCCGTCGGTGGCAAAACTGGCCGTAGCGACCATGTTGGCGTTCGCACCAATCGCAGCTTTCAGAGCGGCCATTGCGTACTGGATATAGCCTTCCAGCACTGCGTCGGCGTAATCCATGCCGACCAGTTCGGAAAACTCTTCTGGCGAACGTGCACGGCGCTTGAAGGCCTCTTCAGTGGTTTCGTAAGGACCGTATTTGAACGGAACCTTCACGCCGACCATTTCGCCGGAGCCAATCTTCTGGCCGGTAACAGCTGCGACCGAGTTGACATCACGGTGAGCGATGGCGCCCCCAAGCTTGTAGAAAGCACGCTTGCGCAGATCGCCCTCGATCAGTTCGTTATCCAGAATCAGCGCGCCATTAGAAGATGCGTTGAAAACGTCGATCACGTCCTGGATACGCTCCAGATAGGCGGTTTGGGCAAGGTCGTTGTAAACGATCATGTCCGAGTTGACGGTAGTCGCCATGGGTTACTCCATTATTTGGGCAATTTCAGGTACGCGTCCTGGCCGTTAGCGGTGATGAACTCACGCTTGGCCACAGACGTCATTTCGGAGCGTTTCAAAGCGGCCCCACCGCCATTTCCAGCACCTCCGGCCCCGCCACCAGATGCCTTACTACCCGCAATCAACGGCGCGAAGGCAGTGTTGTTTGCAAATTCCGCTTTCAGCTCGTCCAGCGATGTCGCTGAGAGCTTGCCCTGCTTGTCGAGTACGACAACCACAGGCTTCCCATCGCGCTGCTCGACACTCAGACGGCGCTCAATGTGGGGCAACAGGGCTTCTGCGCTACCCGGGATTGCCAAGGCAGACGCGATATCAGTAGCGGTACGGCCAACAGTGAGATCCCGGATCTGAGTGCTCAGCGTTCCACGCTCCTGCTCCAGCATGCCGTTCAGCTCAGCTTCGCGGCGGGTGTACTTTTCGGACCAGGACTTTTCGAGTTCTTCGACGTTGCCTGATTTGCGTAGCGCTTCTTCGCGATCAAGGCGGGCCTGATCTTCAGCAGCCTTGCGCTTCTCAGCTTCGGCCTTCTTCTCGTCCAGCAATTCCTGAACCTTAGATTTCAAACCTGAAACGTCTTCAGGTTGTGGCAGACCTTCAATGCCGAGTACGAACTTACCGTCCTTCTCGGTGTAAAGAGCGCGCACGGCTTCGTCGACACCATCCAGGCTGTCCAGTTGAAATTTGAGCATTTGTTGTCTCCCAGAGACATGGTGCAGGCCCTGCCTGCGGGCATAAAAAAGCCCCGCACTATGGCGAGGCTGTATGGTTGAGAACTCAAAAGCTAAACGCTATTTCTAATATCGGTGGCGTTTTTTCTCATTTCAAAAAGGCCAGGAGAGATGGGGCCTTCCCAATATCCTGTCGTGGTCCCAACAATAAAAGTAAGCCCTTTAGATATCCCGTCACAGTACTCACTGACGAATTTTTCTATCTCTAATTCAGCACCTGGCTCCAGATGAATGCTTGCTTGTTGGCCATATTCGAGGCGGACAGGAAAGTTCTGAATGGGCGAATGGTGAGCAAAACCAGTAATGGCTAAGCCTGTTTTGCTGTGAGTTGACCTTATGCTCAAAGTCGTTGCGGTTACGGGTCTCTTTCCTTCTGAAGTAAGCGCCAACGATATGAAGGGCTCCCCTAAGTATCCCGGTCCAAAAGGGAAACTCGCGCTGGCAACAACCTTCAATAATTCCGCATCCTCTCGGCGCTGTTTGTCAGCCAAGTACAGGGTCACCAGAACCGCCAATAGGGCACCAGTTCCGGAGACCCAATCCCCCAAGCTCCCCCAGCTCGGAACAAAGCGCACAGTCGACTCTGGATTCAAGTTGATGCCGGCGGTAAGGCCAAGCAATCCGCTGATCACGCAAATAAATAAACACCCGGCTATCCACACCAATTTCATAAAGGCCATCCATTTCTAAGATGATGGCACTTTAGCATTTCTATATGCCCGCCCGCTCGAACGCCAGAGGCTCAAGAACCTTCATCTGCACAAGGGTCAGAGGTGAAAAGTTGCGATCAAGCTGCAGCTCGGAGAATCGCCCGATGCTCAGGCCACCTTCGCGAAACAGCTTGGCGCGGATCGGACCAATGGCCTTGTCCTGAAACGCCGCGGGCTGCTGCTTGAGCCAGTCGTAATAGCTGAGGTCTGCCCTCACCTGCTGCGCCCCACCATCGCCGACGGATGCCCGTGTGGCGTCCTTGGCGAACAGAGCGCTGAAGCGAGTGACCGCCACTACCGTCGAGCGGCAGTTGATGTGGATCGGCGGCCTCGGTCCTTCAGTCAGCTTGAAGCGCTGCTTGTCGAGCGATCGGCACTGACTGGTCGTCTTTGAATCCAGCGTGCTGACCCACTCCACCGCCTGCACGACATCGGAGTTCTCTTTTAACGTCTCCATGCGCGCCTGGGTGGCGACGTGCTGCACCGCTGTTCGCACCACGGCACCAGCGTTCCGGTTGGTCGTGGCCAGGATGCCGTCGTTGTACTGAAGCGCCTTGGTGCCCCGGATGTTCTTGATGATCTGGAAGTTGGTCTGGCCTTCGAAGAAGCCCTGCCGGATCGCACCAGTGAGGCGTTGTCGCTCGGTGGCGGTGAAGCCATCAATGAATGGCTTGAGCAGCTTGCCGCCATCTGCACCGCGCACGCTAAGCGGGTTGGTGAGGATTGCCGCCCTGATTGCAGCGGCGCCAGGCACCGCCGCATCAAACGAGACGCCCACCGGTGCCGCCCGGGTCAGGCTGGTCGCCTCAAACTCGGCCTCGTAATTGGCGATGTCGATGAGGTCGAGGTTCAGCTTCTCGCTGTACCGGTCGAAGATGCCCAGCAGCAGGCTATCGACCTCGCTCAGCAACCGCTCCAGTCGGACGATGGTGTAATCCGTCAGGTCGGCCCGTGTCAGCCGCTCACGAATCGATCGGTCGATCTCCTTGAGGAAAGGCCCGAACTTGGCGACCTCCCCTGACTTCAGTTGCTCAAGGAAGACGGCGTGCCGAATCGTGGCATCAAGGATCGCTTGGTTTGCGGCCATTCGGGATTACCTCGTCGTCATCCAGATCTGGGCCGGGATTCTCAGTTTCCAGTTCGTCGCGTATCTGGTCGTCGGTCTTCTCTGGATTGATAACCCCGCGATCGCGCAGGTACTGCCAGAAGTCACCCGCCGGCAGCTTGCCGCCCTGCACTGCGTTGAACAGTGCAGAGAGGATCGTTGCGTCCAGGCTGATCTGACTGAAGTCCTGATTGAGCTTGTACAGCGCCTCGCCGGTAGCGTTCGCGAACTCAGCCATCCAGACCAGACACTGGCTGTAGGCCTCACTGACGTTGCTCACCACCAGCGACAGAACGCTGTGTTCAGCGGCGCTGTCGTTGTCGGCCTGGGTTGCGGTCTTCACCGCGCTACCCCGCTCGATCAAGCGGGCACCGAGGGACACCATGTCCTCTTTCTTGCTGTCCATGGCCTCTTTGGCGACGGTGTTCGGCTGAGCCTGCCAGACACCACACGAACCATTAACCGGAAGTAGCCAGGGCGCGCGGGAGCCGAGGAATATCCCCTGCTTTTCCATGTGGTCACGCCACTGCTCATCAAGACCCGCCATCCACGGTTGAGGCTGACCCACCAAATAGGCAGCCTCTTCGTAGTCGGCACTGTTTCGATAATGGCCGATGTTGACCTCGGCCATGTCGTACAACGGCGAGTCGTCGATGCTGGTGTCGTTGTTCTCACTGCCCAGGAACTGGAACGGGATCACCTCCCACTGCTGGCCGGCGCCATTCAGTGGAGAGAATGGCGCGGTGACCATTTTGGTTTCGCTGCTGCCCTCTTCCCAAACTTCCTGCGTGTAAACGCCGGCCATGTCCAGACGCAGTACCCGATATTGCACAACCTGCTCACTGCCGAAACCGTCATCGGTATCGACGTCGACCGTTTCGCGTAGCACCACCAGACTCAGCAGATGCTGACCGCCAACCTTGCGCGTCTTCCAGTTGATGATCGCTTCGGCGGGATAACTTGCAACACTCGCACGAGCCCGACCGGCTTGTTCGTCCGCCTTGCTCACGGTGCCCGACTTCACGGCCGCGTAGTCCACCAGCAGCCCATGGCGGCCGACTTCGAGCAGATGCCCGATAACCGACTGCGACTGTTGATAGATGCTCACGCCCTGCCCGTCGATATCCTTCGACACGTAGTCGAGGGCGCCGGGAACAGTCAGCGTTGGCCAGGTGCGGAACACCGCACCCACCAAACTGTGTTTCGTCCGGCCGGTGGCGTTGTAGAACACGGCGCGCTTCTTGTACGCGTCGTAACGAGCCTTGTTATCGCTGCTTTCGTCCGACGCATTGGGTCGCGGCAGATATCGATCGCCAGCATCTTTGATCGTTTCCGAGCCCTTGCAGACGTCGCGCACCAAGCGCCAGCGGTATTGCGCCGCCTTGTACTCGGGACGGGTGAAAGTGACATCCGTCATCGGGCAACTCCCATTTTCATTGAGGTGACCGGTTTAACGATCGGGTACTCGCGATGGATGAAGTAACCGCCGCCGTCGTTGGCGTGGTCGTTGCCCTGGCTCTTGTCCGGCTCGCCGTTGGGTGCCCAGATCTGTTGCTCAAGGCCGTCGGCATAGGTCGGGCATGTGAACGGGTTGACCAGGTAGCGCCGCTCGCCCTGTGCGTTGCAGAACATGGCGTTCATGGCGTTAATCCGATCCTTGACTGGCGGGTTGGCCGCCGGCGCGATGACTGTGAAGCCCGCCTGCTTGAGCATGGCGATATCGGTGACGCTGGCATTGACTGACTTGCGCGAATCACCTGAGGCGTCCGGGTAGATCCGAATCTCGCAGGTCTTCTTGTAGTCGTTGCCGGTGTGCTCCCAGTAGCGTTCCTTGATGCGACGTATCATGTCCGGCGTGTCGTAGCCATCCATCAGCTCATCGACTGCCCGAGGAAGACCCTGCTCCCGCTTGACGTGAGTGATCGCCGCCATCTTGCCGACGTTGAAGTCCATGCCGATGAATAGGGGCTCACCCGGCTGCACAGTGTCGAAACACTGATTCAGCTTGCGGTCGTACGTGTGGTAGATCGAGCCGGACGTCAGGTTGACGAACTGGCCGTTCAGGTAAGCGAGGATCAGCTGCGGCGGATACGACTCCATCAGTGATTCGATGTAGTCGCTTGGCAGATTCAGTTCGTTGTCGAACGTGCTCGCCTGCACCAGACCGTACATCTCATTCAGCTTCGGCTTATCGCGGAGTTGCTTCACGAACTGCAGGAAGACGAACTTGAAGCCTTCCGGCGTGGTGGTGACGTCGACGCCGTTCTTCAGCCCAGGCAGGTTGTAACGCATCCGGGCAATGATCTTGCGCCAAGCCTGCTGAGCCTTGATCGACGTCAAAACGTCGAGCTCATCCACCAGGGCGTGGCCAATCTTGAAGCCGACGATGGTCTGCGGCTTCTCCATCGACCGGCAAATCACAGTACCGCGATACTGCCGGCCGCTGTAAATGTGAACCTCATGGTTCGCCTGGTTGATCTTGGTCTTCAGCCCCCAGTCATGGGCCACCTCTTCCACTGTCGGATAGAAGATGTCCCGGATCTGCGGGTAAGTCGGTGCGAAGTAGCCAGCGTTGACGCCGGGCCACTCCATGAAGTGCTTGCAAAGCGCCGAGCATCCCACCCAGGTCTTCCCTGAGCCGAACCCTGCAACGAATGCGCGGAATTTGTGAGGCAGCGTGAGGAAGTGAGCCTGCGGAACATTAAGGCTCGGCATTCGGCTTCCTCGCATCCACTACATCGACCTGAATGCGGGTCGGGATTGCCGGCTCGTCGTCAGGCTCGTCCTTTCGATTGCGATTGACGTACATGTCGCCGGTTTCTTTCGCGGCCTGCTCCAGAATTTGCATGGCCAGGCCGATGTTCTTCATCGTCTCGGCCCTCTCCACGAAGCGGTTCATGGCGCGGAGACGGAACGCACGATTGGCGATCGGGATCTCAGCCGTCTCTTCCCGGAAACGCTTGCGAGTGTCTTCGAACATCGTCACCCATCGCTTTGCCAGGCACTTCCCTGAGGTCTTCGTGGGATCGTGTGTTTCAACCTGCTGGCGGGTAATCGATACCCCATATTCTTTCTGGACAGCCTCAACAACCTGTGACGGCGTGTCGAAGCACGCCAGGGCCTGAACGATAAAGGCCTTCACGTCATTTTGAAGGGCAGCCATAAATTCTCATCCGTCCAATGCCTGTCCAGAATCAGGCCGACTTGAGCAGACAGGTTCCGCAGGCCCTCGATATGTTCAATTTCCCTACCTCGGCAGGACTGTTTGCAGCATCCACCAACGCTTGGACGTCAGGGCTAGCACCGTAGCGGCGGACCACACCGACGAACTCTTCGACGTCGTGTCCGCGCAGCTTCAGCTTGGGAGCGCCTTCTTCGGTGAAGGCTGGCTGGCCGTACTTATCGGTCGCCTGGGCGATGTGGTAGAGCTCATGCTCGACCAGGGCACAGAAGTCAGCGTCGCTGCACGTTGAGCAGTAATCGGCAGCTAGGGTGATGATGAAAGCCGGCACATCGCCGAACCAGTCACGCATCTGTTGCTCCATCCGAGCCTTCTGCCAACCTCCAGCACGGAACGCTACCTGTTCGGCCTGGCCCAAAACTGTGCGGCCCTGTTTCTCGAAGCTCGAAGACGCCCACATCACTCGGATGTCTGCATCCAGTAGATGGGCATGGTCTTCGTTGTGAATGCTGCCGGTGCCGGCAAGGATTTCAGATTGGAGCCATTCCCACACCTCGGGCGCTGGAGTCAGGCGGATGCCGTAGTCGGATAGTTCGGACAGCTCAATCAGTGACGCTGGAGGGTATGGCCTGTCCATGGGACACCCCGGGCTTGAAATGGTGGCTTGTTGCCGGTATTGGTGGCGGTCAACTAAACGCAAGGAGCAGCATCGTGGGATTAATTACTGCGGACATTGAGGTCTATACGGACAATGATGAATCGGTTCGATTGACCGGTATTCCATTCACCTTTAACCCTGGAGAGCGGACCATTTACACCGGCGCAGACAATACCAGCGCGGTCGTGCTCCGCGCAGGCTGGCTTGGCCTGAAGACCGAACAATTCAAGGGCTGGCAATCGGCGCACATCCTGTCGGTAACCGGTACCAATGGGGATGATCGTGTGTTCGAGGTGAAGCGCAACTTCAATGCCCCGATGCAGGACGGCGAATGGCTGTGGTTCCCTGCTATGCCGCAGAGAGTCGAAACGTACCGCGATTGATCCATCCGTGCCGCACTCACCTGCGGCACACCTACCCTTCCCCACCATCCAGCAGCACATCAATCAGCGTCTGCTCACCCAGGCGCATGGCACCCAGGCACTGCAGGTCGTCACACTTAGGCCCAAGCCCGAACACGGTGACTTGGCCTTTGGGGCCGATCAGGGTCAGGGCACCTACAGAACAATCCGGATGCACACCTGCATCGAGATCATCAGCAATCTTGCGCAGGGTTTTGGCGGCGTCGCGCCAGTCCTCCCGCTTGAACTCCAGCAATTTAGCGTCCATTCATTTCACCATTGGAGAAATCAACATTATTGAACCAGCCAAGCGGACAGCGCCGCTTCATCGGTCTTTCCACTCATTCAGAACTACTGGTCTATGGTTAAGCATCTGATCAATGCATAGAGGAAATTCGAATGATCGAACGCATCACTGAGGGATTGGTAGTGCAGGCGGCTAGGGAATGGGCGGCACGAAAGAACAAAAGCGATGCATCCGCCGTAGCCAATGCCCAGGAAACAATGGCCGCTCTCAAGGTCAAGCTGTCCGAGGAGGAATACGACCAAGCATTGGCAAAGCTTTATCGCGAGTACGAGGAGTCGTAACGCGCTCAGCTCACCATGATGTTGGTCTGCACCTGGGCGTGCCCGTGCAAGAGTGATACGACCAAGCCCTGAGGCAAGCCGGCGTCCTTGGCAGCACTCACCGCCTTGGCGATGGCGCTATCCAAATCGGTAACAGCCTTATTGATGTCTGGGCTCATCGGCAGAGCGTGATGTAACCGACTGACGTTGCCCATCAGCTAAATGGATCAGCAGGCTTGGCGATCGAACGCACAAACCACATGAAGCCCTGCTGCAGGTTGGTCTTGGCCAATGCCAACAGACGCGGGTCGGCACCTTCAATCTGACCGATCTGCTTGAACAACTCACCGGCATCAGCTTCAAGCGCCTTGATGGAGTTCATTCCGTCGATTTCCGACTGGGTCAGGTCGCGGTAACCGGTGATCTTCTTGTGCTGGTTGTCCATGGTGCTTTCCTCGTCGCATGTCGCGACACGATTTGAATATTCGCGAAACGTGTCGCGGCCTATATCTCGTCTGCCTTCCTTTCAGCCCAGCGCTTACCGAGTTGACGAGCCTGCTCAACACCGAGCACGCCAATAAAGCCAGCGGTTGCGAATGACCAGGCAATGCTGAAACCGAACTCTTTCACCGTCAGGCCTACCACCATGACGATCAGCGCACCGAGCGCTGCTTCGATCAATTGACGCAAAGGCTTCGTCTCTTTGCCGTCGTATTGAATGCGGAGCCAAGTCAGGGCGAAGGTCAGCCCCATGGCTAAGCCGTTCTCTCTCAGGGCGGTCAGGACCAACACCCAGAACGACGGGTCTTTTTCTGGCATGTGTGGCATCTCAGGTTCCTCCCCTATCAGGGAGCTATAAACGAAAAAGCCCCAGCAGATGCTGAGGCCAGAAATAGGTGCGCGTGTCTTTCCACGCCTGTCCGCCGAAGACCTTCTCTGCGTCGACGCCCCTTTGCATCGATCTCGCAGTCCAGTCTCGCGCCACCCTGTAAGCATTGGTGTGCAGGGTGCGCGGGCTGCCGGTGTTTTCTCGTAGCACTGCACTACCGGCTTATCAGTGTCCAGGCCTTCCCGAAAGCTGCCCTGGCTACAGGTAAATTCGAGGCAATAAAAAGCCCCACACATGGCGAGGCCCTTTCAAATTTTGAATCGCTTAGATGTTCGGCTTGAGCGTCAAGGAGTCGAGATAGTCATGACCAGCCCAAGTCAACTGGATCAAGTTGCCGCCAGAAATAGTTAGAAATCCTGCATCGGCGCATCGATCAATCAGATAAATACATTCGGGCTCACGCAGGAGGATATCTTGCTTTCCACTTGTCGCCTCCCATTTTGGCAGCAGATGAATCAGATAGATCCCCGCTTCATCAGCATGAGCCTGAATGAGATCAAGCAGATGTTTAACATGTTCAAGATTACGTCGCATTAGAGAGCTTCCTGTTAATCCGTTATGGGGGGGAGAACAGGCAATATCATAATGCAATCAAACAAAAACCCGGCGCTTGGCCGGGTTCAGGGTTTCGTGTGCGTTTCGCGTTACTTGTGCACTATGGGAAAAGTACGCGCAAAACCCCGTCATGTCAATATTTTTATGCCGCCTCTTCATCTTTTTCCGCGTGAATGACCTGCCATACCGGTTGTTGTGCCTGAATATCCACTTCCTTGATGACTTCCTTCAGGGATTCCCACAGGTCGAGCCAGTCGCGCGTCCAGTTCTTCGGGTCGATCGTCACGCCGAAGAAGGTCTTCATCTCAGCGGCGACCCGGGCCGGCCCCCACTCTGCCGCCCCGACCACCTCGCCCTTGTAGGATTGCAGCGCCAGGGTCACCAGGTACTGCGCCTTCACGCGCTTGGCCGAAGTGAGGTCTGGCAACTTGGCCTGGGCGGTGATCAGTAGCACGGCGTTCATGACGTGGCGCATGGTCATTGCCGGGTGATAGAGGTAGTGCCCGAACTGCTGTACCTGGAATGGAAGCGTGTCGATGGCGCGAAGCACCTTCCCGATGGTGGTCAGGTGCGCGGCGCGGGCGGTGGATCGACCAATCGGAGTGCGGCGCGTCTCGCTGATGCTGATCTTCTGCCGCACGATCTGAATGCGCTCCTCCTTGTCATCGCCCAGGGCGGCAAACACGGCCTCATGGCGGCGCATGCGGTTGCCCTTCTGCACCGGCGCCGATTCAGCTTTGTCGATTGCCACAGCGCTGATCGACGCGTTCGATTCGTGCTGCGATTCAGTCCATACCTGTCTTGCGTTGATCAGCTTCATGCTGCTTCCCTCTTCAATTCTCTGGTCTTTGCCCGATATTCGGCCTTGATGGTTTTCAGTTCTTCGATCGTGTAGCGCTTGGGCTCATGCGGCCCTTCCAGCCAATCCACCTTGTCGGCGCCGATGCGCTTCACCAGCTCGATACGGTAATTCACGATGTCGCCGGATTTATGGCTGTTGCACGGCGCGCACTGCTTCCAGACATTGAGCGGTTCGAAGCGCAGCTCAGGGTTCGCTCCCACAGTACGGTAGTGCCCGGCGTGATACTGACCTTCGTGGTGACGGCCACAGCTCACGCATGGCAGCGCAGCATCACGCAGGCGAATCCATTCGTTGAATACAACCTGTGTTTCGCGCGTGTGGTCGGCCCGGCTCTTCAGCTTCTCCTTGCGGACCTTGATCTCTTTGCGCTCGATCTGGGCCAGCGATTTTCGCGCCTTCTCCTGATTCACATCCTTGATGGCCAGTCCGCACTTAGGGCTGCACACGGCCTGACCCAGGCGCCGCGGTGGAAAGCTGATACCGCATGCCGGGTTCTTGCACTTCTTCGGCTTGGGTGCCTTCATTTCCTTGATGGCTACGCGCATCAGTAACGCCCTCCCCACTTGTCCTGCTCCGTCCAGCGCACGCCGTGCTCGGCGCCGAAGGCGTGCATCAGCTCGAACAGATCGCTGAACCACTTCTGCGACTGCTTGCGGGTCGACACGGCCATAACTACGAAGCCGCCGTCGAGCCCAGGCTCGGCCCGCTGCTTCTCGAGCGAGGCGCTGAAAAGGCACTTCCAGTCCTCGTCGCTGAGCTTCTTGCCGTACCAGATCACCTGATTGGAGACGTCCTTGAGCATTGCCCACATCTTGCGGTTGCAGACATCTGGGCGCTTCTCGTCGCGAATCACCACGACCTTCGGCTTGCTCAAGTCGATGGCGTGCAGAACACCGGCCAACCGGTTGACGTCGCGCTGATCGCGGATCGTGTATTCGGGATTCATGGCTGCACCGCCTTGCTCATGGCGGCGCGCCGCTTTTCGTGAAAGGCCATGACCTCTTCCATGCCCCTATCGACCGCGACAATTTCCCTGTCAAAGTAGGCCTGGCTGGCGGTCTCGCCTTCCGGTGGAAGCTGGCCAGGGCCTGCCAGCGAGTTATAAATCCACTCCATGGCTGCCGCTGGCCCCTTGCCGTGTTCTTCCTCGATGAGTGCAGAGCGCATGGCGAGGATGTAACGGCCAAAGAGCAGGTCCAGCTCCTTGATGCGCATTCTGGCCACTTCGTTTTCGGCTTTGAACTGGTCGCGTTCTGCCTGCATGTCGTAAAACTGCTGCTCTACGTGCCCTATCAGCTTCCCTCGCTGCTCGTTCTCGGCGATCAGGGCCAGCACCGCCTCAGGCGAGCACTCCTTGAGGAATTTCTCGTCGCGCCCCAAAAGGTCGGCGTCTTCGATCATGCCCACCCATCCATGCGAACGAATGACTTGATCGCGACAACCCTCGGCCAGCCGCTTCAGTTCGGTGTAGTCGGTCATTGCGAGATCCCTTTCAGCAGCTCCTGCAACTGTTTCAACTTGCCCACCGCAGCGGAATTGCTTTCCCGCTCAACCTCTACCGAAAGAGCAACTTCCTCGATGCGGCCGGCCAGCGCCTTCATGCGCTTGCCGATCTCATCGGAAAGACTGATCACTTCAGCGGAAAGGCTGGCCAGGGCATCCAGAGCGCCAGCCTCGGACTTCTTGATCGAAACTACGGCCTGCTTGGATACCTGGGTCACGGACTGCTCCTTGTTTGGTTTTGGGGTTGCTGCATCTCGCTGAAATTTTCCTCCCGCCGGTTCCCGAATCAGGCCGGCGTCTTTCAGCTCACCTAGGGCGCGGCGTATGGCATAGGGCGATGCACCGGTTGCCTTGGCTGTCGATACAGCGCCATGAATTTCGTGGTTGCTCCAGCTCGTTTGGATCGGGACATAGCCAAAGACCTTTTGGGCAATTGAGGATTGTCCGGCGAGGATCTGCTGCTGCCTTGCTTCGTTCATCAGAAACTCTCCTTGCATTGCGCAGCAGCGATGGCCGCGCGGAACTTGCGCTTGCGCAGATATGTGTCAACCCGATCCGCCTGGGCCTTCTTGAGTTGCTCGCGCTTTTGCCGGACCTTCGCCGCATCAACGATCTGCCGCACTTCAGCGAGCTTCTCGCGCAGGTGCGGTGACGGCTTCGCTTCTGAACCGGTGAGCAGCCCGGCGATGGCTTGGCCATCAGTAGTGATGGGCGCGATCCGAAGGTCAGACAGATACTGGGCACCGGCCTGCTGAGTGATCAGTTGCATACGCACAGCCGACTCAATCGCTGTAACCCGGCGCCCCGGATCGAGGCCGAGGGAAACGCTCCAAGTGATCGGTTTGGCTTCAGCCCGGGCAGCAGACACCAGGCGCTCGTAGGCGCTGTTGAACGCCATCCGAGCACCGACCACATCACGGCGACTCAAGATCGGCTGTGCAGCGACCATCGCTTGGCGTATCTCGACGGTCATCACGACCGTTTCAGATTCGTCGCCTGCGGTCAGCGCAATAGACCACGCCTCGTCTTTACCCGGACGGCCATCGGCTGCTTGGACGCGCTGCAGAATGTCAGCCATGGACAGACGGCCTTTCACCTCCAGCCGACAGGCCTTTAAGGCGGCGCGGACAACCGGCACCGAATAGGCACACAGATCCTCGGCCATCATTGCCGCAGTGCCCGGGTTCATTTCCTGCCCCATAGCCTCGGCCGTGGCGATGATTGCGGAGGCAAGCCCGGCGACTTGGGCATCGTTCATTTCAGAGGTATTCATTGCGCTCTCCCGCCTGGCGCTTGGCCAGGACCATTTGCGCGGCCTGCTCTGCTGCGGAGAGGTTCGCCTCGGTACGTTCCATCTGGCGGGCCGTGGTCCCGTTGATGCGCTGACCGGTCACCCACTGGGTGTGATAGCTCTCGGCGTTGGCCAACAACTCGTTGAGGCTGTGACACTTGCGCAGCACGGCGGCATCGCTGGTTTTCAGGAAGTGGGCTGCGACGTGATGCGCGACATCGGCACCGAGGCGGCTGACGAGCTGACCGAGCTGGCCGCCGACCTTGGCGTTCCACACCGGCCAGGCTCCGTAGCGCTTGCGGTAAGCCATGGCGTAATTCGCCCAGGTCTTGAACGTCTTGCAGCTCTGGTCTTTGGGGCCGGGCATGTCGGCGGGTATTTCAACGCGAGGAGCTTCGGTGCGATCAACCACCAGCACCAAGCCGCGGGACTGGGGCGGCTTGTCCGACCCGTCCTGCAAATCCTGATTACTGGTTACCTGATTGGTACCCTGATTATTGGTACCCTGATTTGTCGGAGATTTTTCCGACCCTGGCTCGGATTTTTTTCCGACCTTGCTCGGAGATTTTTCCGAGGTAGATCGGATTTTTTTCCGACCATCGAGCGCATCAGAGGTCGGATATTTTTCCGACCCATCCAATTTACGATTCCACTCTTTGGCCTTCTCGGTCAGGCGGATCAAGGTGATGCTCGACGTGCTGGAGAGCTCGATCAAACCAGCGTCTCGCAGTGCTTTCAGCAGGCGGTAAGCAGTGTCCGGCTTGTCGGTCAGTAGCGGCAGCTCATCAACGATCTTGCTCTTGCTCAGCGCGAAGTAGATCCCGGTGTCCGTCTTGATTGGATTGGCCCAACTCGGGCACTCATAGACGAAGGCAAACAGCAGGGCTTGCTGTGCGTTCAAGCCCCACTCCAATGCCTTCGCCTGGTTGATCGTGACGGTGTATTGCATGTCAGGCCTTCCCGACCAGTGCTGCTAATTCGAGGAAACGATCGACGTACCAATGAGGCTGCGTCTCGCGGGTCGATTGCGGGTTGGTGAGGTTCTTGCCGTAGGCCATGCCCTTGTCGGTCACGCACCAGAAGTCGACCATTTCCTGTTTGGAGTTCTTGCGCTGGAGCTTCTTGAGGAAGCCCTTCGCGGCCAAGGCGCGGTTGAACGCCGCCGGCGCGTAACGGATGCCATTGTCTTTCAGCAGGGCTGTAGCCGACTTGGTGGGCATCGAGGACCCGCCGGCAGCATCTGGCGCGGCGTCGACGGCATAGCCTGGGAGAAACTTCGGGTCCAGGCCGTTGTTCTGGGCGATCTTCGTGAGCATGGCCATCTGGCAGGATGGCGCGGGCTTCAGCAGGCGCGTGAAGCACTCCATGATTGCGATCTCGCCAACGACCTTGGTGCCATTGAGCATGACTTGCTCGCGGGCGCCCTGCTTTTGTTCCAGCTCGCGCCAGCGGCGAATCACTTTCATGCGCATCGGCGCGCTGTAGCCGGTGAGGAGGCAGTCGGTGTGCTCGCGGTCAAGCATGTACTCGACCTGCTCACGGTTTTGACCGTCCAGATAGATGTGCTCAAAACTGAGTACATCTAATTTCAGTTCTTTCAACATCGCTGCGATGTCGCGCTTCACGTTGGCGTGACGCTTGCCGGTGACATTAGCGATCTCGCGGGAGGACATCGTGGTACGCGACACGTTTTCAGAATTAACAAAACGTGTCGCGACATTGGTCTGGGTATTTACAGAAGCATTTGAAATCTGCATGATTCACCTCACAGATGCTTTACAAGTTGTTTGCAGTTGGAAAAACCGCCGGGCCTGGCGGTTTTTTTTTCGCCTGCGATTTGCGTGAATTCGATTTTCATCAGGCGGCCTTCAGTGATTCACGTAGAACGTGCAGCGCATCGATGGCTTCCTGAATGGCTTTGTCGCCCTGGGCTTTTTCGTGCTGGCTGATGTGGTTGTCAGAAGCGGCGTCGAAGATCAGCCGACCCACATCGCCGCACTCGGCAGTCAGGTGGCACAGCGCAGCCATGAGCGGCTTCGGCTCTGGACGCTTACGCAGCACAACGTCGCATTCAAACTCGTTGGTGAGCGCGCTCAGCACGCTCAGCCGCCCTTCCTGCGGCAAGTGAGTCAGAACCATCCCCAGCATCTGGATGTTCATCTTGTGATTCGCCCGGTTTGGGTTCGCACAGTCCAGCAGCGTGGTTTCATTCACGCCCATCCGTTTGGCCAGCGCCGTACCGCCATCAGCCTTCACCTCCCGGTGCAGCGTTCTTTCAAAATGTTCCATTGCGAAATCCCCTCTTCTTCTCGCGTGGCACCGAGCCACTACTTCCGCGATCATTCGTTCATCAACTGATCAGGGATGAATCCATGACCTTCTTTTCTTCCAGTCCCGAACCAGGGACCGGCGCCAATCTTGAAATGCGTTACCGGCCTATCCCTCTCTCCCTGCGGTCCCTAATTAGGGCGGTGAATCAACGCTTGGGCGTGAAGGCGACCACGTTGTTGCTATCGGGCGGGACACCGTCGCAAATCGCTTTCTTGAGTCCTGGCATGGCCAGTCGCAAAAGCTCGGAGGCCAAGGCATCCGGGGTGATTCCGATCTCCGACGCCCATCGCGCCAGTTCTTCTGTTGCGCCCTTCCTGAGTTCAACTACTGCACTGGGCATGAATCCCCCTTTTCGGCCTTCTCAGGCGCGTCTTTTCTCCAGTTCAAACGGCAGCTCTCCGAGCGTCCGTCTGACCTCAAGCGCGGCCTCGATGATTTCTCGGCTAAGCACGCTGTGCTGCAGCTTCATGTCGCGAGCTACGTCCTTCAGTTCCTGAAAGACTTCGTCATCGAGGCGCACCTTCACCTGGTGCTCGTGCCGGTGCGCTTTATCGTCGTAGGCCATGGGTTCACTTCCGCTTTCGGTGTGACTGGACTGGATTAGGCGGCTGATTTACGAGTTGGCTGATGGCGAGAACAAAGCTCGCGAGCGGTAATTTTTCCGCCTGTAAGTTCCTCCGCCTTGAATGCCTTCTCTGCACTCATCAAGTAAATGCCAGACACCCAGTACGAAACCGCAGCCTGAGATACGCCGAGAGCCAGAGCTGTTTTGGTTTGCCCGCCGAAGTAGTCGACGAGCCTTTCGATAGGGGTCATTTGAGATCCCTCCTGATAAGCCTGCTTATATCCTAAGTAGAAGGAAACTTATTTGCAAGCCGATAAGGGAACTTATAAATTTCAGCGGATGAGCACACTCGCCGAAAGAATCAAATCCGCACGAATTCACGCCAAACTGACGCAAAAGGCTCTCGCCCTTAAAGCCGGAGTGGAGCAGCCAGTGATTTCGCAGTTGGAGACCGGAAAGAACCTTCAAAGCGCGCATCTATCGAAAATTGCGCATGCGTGTGGCGTGAGCGCCATTTGGCTGTCTGAGAATATCGGCCCAATGACCATTACGACTGCGTCCGATTCCAATGTCGGCGAAGCCCGCCAGCCTGTTGAATCGTACCGTTATCCAGTAATCAGCTGGGTCGCCGCCGGCGCTTGGGCTGAAGCCGTGGAGCCCTACCCGGCCGGTTTCTCTGATCGCTACGAGTTTTCCGAGTACGACTCGAAGGGGGCCGCGTTTTGGCTGGAGGTCAAAGGGGACTCGATGACCTCGCCTGTCGGCCAAAGCGTTACGGAAGGCACGCTGATTCTGGTGGACACGGAGGCTGAAGCAGCGCCCGGGAAGCTGGTGATCGCCAAGCTGCCGGATAGCAATGAGGCGACGTTCAAGAAGCTGGTCAATGATGGCGGGAAGCTTTTCCTGAAACCGCTGAATCCAGCCTGGCGAATCGAGCCGTTCGATGAGGACTGTCGGATCGTTGGTGTTGTGGTTCGCGCGCTGCAGAAGTTTTAGGCGATAACCCAACAGCAGATCGCGATCCCGGGCAATGTGATCTGGTGGGCGATGTATTCGCGCTGAAGCTGATGAAGCAATGCCCTGAAGAAGGGTTGATCAATGCCAAAGAAACATCAGGAACGCAAAGCAGCGACTGCTGCTGACATTGAGCGCTCTATCCAGGCGCTGAACAAAATGGCTGAACGCCTCTGGGGCGATGGTCGGGAGACTGAGGCGAAAGCCCTCCTCGATGCCTTAGATGCGTTAAACAGGGCGCTCGATAGGATCAGAATTGGAGAGAGCCGCAGGGTTCTTCATTGAAACGTACACGTCCCAGCTGAAGGCTGGGTGTACAAACAGCGAGGCAGATGGCTGATGGGGCTGCTCGAATTTTTATCCGACCTTCTCAGCGGACTCGCTAATATCCAGCCTTACGAAAAACCTCGCAGGGTCTTCACGCGGGGATTTGTCGCATTCTGCGTTATGGTGGCTGTGCTTGAGCTGATGACGCTGAACCATTTCTATGGGTGATGCCGGTGTCGAATGCGGATGGAGGTGAAGGCAGGAAGGATTGTGCAGGTGAAGGCCGGGTGATCTGGCAGGGCGCGAGTTTTAAAAAAATCCGTGGCGCGCTTCTGGCGATGGGCGGTATAAGGTTACTGGTATCGAAAACTAACAACCGCTGTGATAATGGATGATCGATATGTTAATGGAGCTCAGGCGGTGATTTATGCCAGGAATTAACCCCGAGGTGCTGGTTTGGGCTAGGGAAACTGCTGGCTTGACAGTGACGAAAGCTGCAAAGTCTTTAGTTCTGGGCGGGAAAAAAATTCGTCCCGAAGAAGCATTGCTTCAATACGAGCAAGGATTGAAGGAGGTTTCTCGCCCCCTACTTGCGAAAATGGCAACAACCTATCGCCGTCCATTGCTAGTTTTCTATCTCCCGAAACCACCCGCAGCGGCTGAGCGCGGAGAGGATTTCCGCACCGTTCCAGAAGAAATTCGTATCGAAAGCAAAGGGCATTTGGATGCTCTTGTAAGAGATATTTACGTTCGACAGGAGCTGATAAAAAATATCCTTCAGGATGCCGAAGAGGCTATCCCAAAAGATTACGTTGGGTCTATTAGTCGGCATCTTGACGTCGCTGTAGCATCGCAGCAACTAGGAAATTTGATCGATTTTGATCTTAAAGCCTTTCGAAAATACCCAAAACCAGAAGACGCGTTCTCCTATCTTCGAAAATGTGTTGAGCAGACTGGCACATTTGTTTTGTTAATCGGTAATCTGGGAAGCCATCACTCTAATATTCCGGTAGAGGCTTTTAGGGGATTCGCACTCGCTGATAAAATAGCGCCACTTATAGTAATAAATGACCAAGATGCACCCGCAGCCCGTTCCTTCACCTTGCTACATGAGTTATCCCACATATTACTGGGTGCAACCGGGCTTAGCGGAAGTAGAGCAGAAGCCAAAATAGAGCGTTACTGCAATGACATCGCTAGCACATTACTTATGCCTGCGGGGGAGATCGAGGCGAAAGAATGGCCCACGGAAAATATAGATGTGCTTTTGAGGTCAATCTCCGGCCACGCAAGAAACATAAATGTGAGTGGCTCTATGATCGCTTACCGTCTTTTTTCTGCCGGTTTAATCAATGACAACACTTGGCAAAAAATATCTGAGAAACTCCGCGAACTTTGGCTTATTAAAAAAGCTGCAAAAAAAGATGATCGCGATGACAGCAGCGGGCCAAGCTACTACGTGGTGAGGCGTCATAAAGTAGGGAATGCGCTTCTGGAGCTAGTCAACAGAACGATGCGGGAAGGCGCGTTGACCGCGACGAAAGCCGGAAGGGTTCTCGGCGTAAAGCCGGCAAATGTCTACAATTTGGTTGGCATATAAAATGGCAGATGATAGGAAGCTTTTCTTGCTGGACGCAAACACACTAATCACCTCGCAAGGTGTTTATTACCCGCAAGCGATGGTGCCCGAACTCTGGACTTGGCTAATACACCAGGGGATGTCGGGCCGTGTGAAAATGCCGCTGGAAATTTACGAAGAGGTCATTGCTGGAAAAGATGACCCACTGACAAACTGGATCAAAAAACCAAATATCAAAGCTCATATTATTTTAAATGAGCACGTTAATCCTGAGGCGGTTGCTCACGTCACTTACAACGGATACGCCCCCGACCTCAACGAGGATGAAATTGCGTATATAGGAAGAGATCCTTTTTTAATCTCTTACGCACTTGAGTCAAAAGATCGATGTGTAGTGTCCTTGGAAGCATCAAAGCCATCAACCAAGCGACAAAACCGCCGCGTCCCAGATGTCTGCAAAGCTCTTGGCGCCGAATGCTGTGACGTTTTTGGAATGATGAGAGCTTTAGGTTTCCATACTGGCTGGGACAAAGCTAAGTAATTTTTCGTTTTATATAGTCTGCACGTCAGCCCGGCCCAGCGCCGGGCTTTTCGTATCCGCCCTGTCATCCCTTCGTCACATCCACCATGCACAATGCGGTCAGCCAAAAGGATTTGGCCCATCCATAGAGAGCCCAGTCCAGTGCCGGTTTTTTTGTTCTGCCCTCCCCGCCAGGATCGAATCAGCAGCCATATGAGGGAACGGCGTGGAAGTCCAATTGAAAGCTGTTCCCTAGTTTTAAAACGCCCCCTGCTGCATGAGGGCGTAATTCCGCTAGCCAAACTTCTTCTTACAAACCTCTTTCCCTGCGGTTACAACTGCAGTACAGAATGCCAAGCCGACACCAGATGTACCAGCGACACATGCTGCCAATGCAGTCGCGGCAACAATATCGCATGCATATCCCTTAATGCCGCCTAGATCTAAATTGAGACCAAAATTTTCAATTGCCTGCCCATCAATGAAAATCGGAGAATTGAAAGGTCTTGCAATCAGATGTTCGTGGTTCGAGTTTAAATCTATTGGGCTTGGTGCACCGTCATCCGGGATAAACTCAGTGTCCTCGGAAATGTAATTTATGCTACTAAGGATCGACAAAACTTTTACTCGATCGTCCTCTGATGACTCCTCAAACGCAGTCCTATCAACTTTAAGCTCCATATCATGCTCCCTTAGTTTGCTCTAGCAGCTTGGAAATTATTGAACAAAATAAAATTCTCGCCACTAGGAAACTTGCCGTTCGTCTGATAAATGAACGTATCTTAAACACATTAAACACCAGTCCAAACCCGTGATCGGCGCGACTTGCGCCGATCATCGCCCCGAATAGAACACCACTTCGCTCCCACAGATGGCTGTCGCCGACGCCATGGCTCCCCAGCACCGGTTTTTGCTACGTGCGACCTCTGTTGCTACGCTCCCCACTCTCTCGAACGGAGTCGAAGCCATGCCTACCCCCGAATATTCTCTTCCTGATGTCCTTGAGCGCATGCATGAAAATCAAAACACTCTGGAGGCTGCCATTATGGAGCTGACGTTGCTGGTTGAGAGTCAGGGCGCGATCGAGATAGGCGGTAACGTCCGCGGTGCTCTGGATACGATCCGCGAGAACACCGGGCATATCAAACAGGGCTTGGCCAGGCTGAAGACTCAACGTTCGGACTGATCGAGACAGCTTCCTCCTGAAATCCGCAACAGAATATGAGCTCGCCAAACGCGGGCTTTTTTGTGCCCGGAGAAAAGCCCCCTGCCCGCACATGCCTCTTGCCAAAATATGGCAGGAACAATACTGTACATACATACAGTTATTAGCAAGGAGCTTTCTATGTCAGAAATCGCATCACCCGTATCACAAGCCAGAGACTCATATGAATTGATTGGGCGGCGCATCCAGCGGCTTATAGCTGCACCCAGCGTGCAAAAGGTCCAGGCCATCACTGTCACCAGGCTTGAAGCAGAACCCGCTGAAGCATGGCAGCAAGTCCTTCAGGAGATTGAAGAGACCAGCGGTGTAAGCATGGAGCGCCTTGAAAGCGGCGCGGTAAGAATCGGGTGGCGAGAGTACTGCGAAGCCTGA